CACTTGCCGTTACCCAACGATCTTCGAAGTAGTCGCTCATTGACTCACTTTCGTTGTAACGTGTATTATTATCATTTTTGTTGATATATCCACGGACATATTTCTTAACATTAAAGCCGCTACGGCGTGTATTCCATAGACGTGTGCCACGTGGATAGAATGCTGGATCTGGACAATCAAAATCAACAAAATCGCTGCTCAATAGTTCAACGACGGTTGCTGGATCAGCCATAGAGCCGGCAGTTCCCCAGCGAGCATCTGCAAACACCCAACCATTGGGGCTTGTATGATCTGTCGCATCTTGTTTAACCCAACCAGCTGTGCCGACACCCAGTACCGAATTATAAACATAGATGTTTTGACCGTACTCATCTGGGTTAGAACTATCTACCCAGATATCGCCAGTGACTAAAGCAGTAATACCATCTGATTGTGTTAATGGAGCTAGTGCTGCAATGATAGGACCGTTAGGATCGGTACCTTCGAAGGCATTCATGTAGCCTCTCCATGCAGTACCGTCATTGTACATAATATCAACTGCATCGATGTTATTATCGTACCATAACTGACCATTTGCTGGTTTAGTTGAAGGAGCTGTAGGACGAGCTTCATAAACTAAAGGCTTCCAATTAGAAACTAAACCGGTATAGTTAGGGTGGTTACCACCGGATAATGTGTCAACATCAAGGTATGGAGCATAGTATACGTTTGGTGTAACATTTTGTTGTACTCCTAAAACATTAAAGAAATTACCGGCACTAGTACCGTCACAAATTTCAAAATCTCCACCCTTTTCGTGGGTAATAGTCAATTGGTTAATTGTAGAATTCCAGTTGGCTCTAATATTAACAAAGCTAGTATTACCGTTGATAGCTTCTGCTAACAATTGTCCTAGCGGAGTTGTTCCGTCCTTAGTAACTGAAACTGTTACTGTGTCTCCCCAAATACCGTTAGTTAGAGATTCTCTAATTTTAACTGTAGTTGTTCCTGTATAAGCAATTGCAGAAGATGTAATAGTTAATGTAGTAGGGCCAGAACGATAACGAGTCCATGCTTGGAAATCTGCTACAACAGGTTTTCCGCCTGCACCTGCTTTGTAGTTATAGTTAACAAATACAGATTTCAAAGCAATATTCAAACCACCACCTTTTGGATCTAGTGCACCAATTGCTGCAACTGTGCTGGTTGAGAATGTGGGTGTTGTCGAAGTCCAGGTTTTAGTAGTAGAACTATAAGACTTGAAGTCCCAGTTTGCGCCTTTACCTGGAGTAGTTGTTTTAACCCAAATACTGCCTGTAGGAGCGTTTAGCCCGCCGCCGTCGTTGGTAAAATCTGGGTATTGATAGTGAGGACTCATTGCTACACGCTTGCCGCCGTCAAAAGTATCTTGTACAACTACCCAGCCTCCGCCTGAAGAATAATAAAATAATTGATTTTCGTTAGCAGAAGTAGCTACTACTGCATAACTTCCAATAGAACCAAAAGAGTTAACAGGAGTGCCGCCTGAACAAATAGGAGCAGTCATGTAGGTGTCAGCATTGCTATCATCAATTACCAATGGTTTTACTACTGCAAATTCTCCAGTAGTTGCGTTCCATTCGTTGATACCGTATAATGTATCGCTGGTATCTAACCAATATGTTCCACACACTGCAGCACCTGTTGGGATATTTGCTTGAGGTTTTAGGCTACCTAGGTCAATATCAGCACGAACAACATATGCTTGGCTGCTAGCACCTAGCAAACTATAAGCTGCTTGTAAGCCGTATTCGTTAATTTCGCCGCCGTTAACTGGGTTGCCTTCGGCATCAGTTTCGAAGTATGGAACTCCAAATGTGTCAGTTAGATCACGTTGACTAGTGATAACCCAAACGCATCCTGCTTTGTCTGCCATTGTTCCTGCTGCAATTCCTGTACCGCTAGCATTGGTTTTATTTTCTGCTGTTGCTACGAAAATCATAGGAACAGTGCCAGGAGCTGCCGGTGTATAGAAACTTTGATCTATAACTGATACGCTTACGCCTGGTGATTGTAGTGATTGTGCCATCTTCAAAACTCCTTAATGGATTACTTTGTTTTATTTAGCAGAACATTGGGAAAACTACCTGTTGAATTAAATATAAAAGGGCAGTAAAAAGGGCACATATGAGAAAACTTTGTAAAGAATGTCGAGAACGACCAGTGGCTGTTAATTACTACAAAGAAGGGCAGGCGTTCTATAGATCAAAATGCGACCATTGTGCTAGGGGCGCAAAAGAAACAAGGCCTCTATGGGCCCTGTACGGATATAAGAAAAAATCAACCTGCGAAAAATGTAACTATACTTCTAAGCATCCTGAACAGTTTAATGTGTTTTATGTAGACGGCGATCTACAGAATCACCGTTATACAAATTTAAAAACCATCTGTGCTAACTGCCAACGCATACTACAGAAAGAAGGCGTCAAATGGCGTCAGGGAGATTTGAGGGCAGATTTTTAGGCTAGATCTAGAGCTACCTTTACAGGCAGTGTTAGTTCTCGAGTGGGCAGTAGTTGCTCTAGCTGATTGTATAGATCATCAATAGTAGAATCGTTTAGGACAACATGATCGATTTTACCACCGACCCAGCTAGTTTCGCTGGCATGAATTTTTAACTTTTCTAACTTGGCTACACTTAAGGCCCAAGATGCATTATTTTCCGGCCCGCGATTAACGCTGGCTGCGGCTTCAAACCAAATTGGATCTTCTCCTCGTTTGATACGAATAACCTGTCCGCCTGCATTGTGAATGGCCTTGATCTCATTGGGGAATCTAACATCACTAATAACAATATTGTCAGTGGTTTTACGCATCTTATTTTCCACAGATGCAATCCAAATATCGTCATGGAATCCATTGCGACAGACTTCTGTACCCCAATATTGTAGAACCCATCTTGGAGTAAGATGCGGCATGTTTAATCGCTTGGCCCACCACGAATCTACTTGTTCTCGCCACTCACGGGCTTCTTTGGTACGACCTTCTAGTAGAACTCGATCCCAACCAAATACATTAGCTACAGCATCTTTGAGTGTGTTGGCAAAACTGTCTCGTCTAAAACCATGTGAATTAACTAAAAAATCTGCGGCAGTGTCTTTACCGGCGCCAATTAGTCCTACAAATCCTACGATCATATATATATCTCCAGCGATATATAAGTTTATAACACTTTTATTACAAGAGTCAACAGGTATTTTAACCAGTTATCCAGGTCAATGGCATTCCGCCATCTTTGTAGTTGATTAGATCCTGTTCTAGGATTTCGATTTCAGCCTTGCCTTCGGCTTTGAGTGCAGCACCATTCAATTGTGTGCCGCCTTGGGGGCTGGTAATGGTGGCAAATTTCTCACGAGCTTCACCTAACATGATTTTACAGGTTGCTAGGGCATAGTCTTTTAACCATTGACCTGCTTGTGGATCTTGTAGTAGATTAAAATCAGGACGATGATTATACATCCAAACCAGTAATTCTTCTTCAGCTCTAGGACGCTGCATCACGGTTAACAATTTAGTGGTGTTGTTAAATGTAAAATTAACATCGCTACCAAACATTTTACCTACTTGCTTTTGATATCCTGCAAAAGCATAATATGTAGCCAATCCGCCCATATTGGTGCTGGCCAGCAAATAGGTGTTAGAATAGGCTAGGTTAAAGGGTTCAAATAATGAGCCGCCTTGACCACCGCCACTTCGTGATCCAATGCTGCGACGGAATAATTGTCTAACGCTCATTACTTCCTTGGGCATGTAATATTCGTTAGTGTCTACATCTAGTGTAATGAATCCGAAACTTTCCTCAACTGAATTACTACTGCGCTGACGAAATTTATTTAAAGCACGATCAATGGCAGTGGTGTAGTGAATAGGGTCGAGCTCAACATCTACGATACCCCCACCTAACATGGTCTGAATATATTCTATTACAACTTGGTATTGATTAGATTGGGGGTCTTTGGTTAGTGGGTTCATGCAAATATTTATATAAATAAGTGTAGTTCGCGGGCGTCCCTTCCCCAACTACTCTAACGCTTATAGGAGCATCAGCAATGTATTTACCGAACAAATATACCACCTGGTATAATCAAATTATAACATCGGCGCAACAAAGAATTAATCTTTCTGGCTATACAGAACGCCATCATATTATCCCCCGATGTCTAGGAGGATCAAATTACAAATTTAATTTAGTTAATTTATCTGCTAGAGAGCATTTTATTTGTCACTGGCTATTAACTAAAATGGTGCCTAACGAATATCAGAAAAAAATAGATCATGCTTTCTGGAGGATGTTAGTTAAAGGGTCTGACTATCAATATAGATATCGACCTAATTCGAGAACATACGAGTCTTTAAGGAAGAAATACGGAACTCTGCGAAAAGGAATTATTACTCCGGACTCTGTTAAAGAAAAAATTTCAAAAGCAAATAAGGGAAGTATCCCTTGGAATAAAGGTGTTCCGAGAACTGCTGAAGAGCGAGAGAAAATGTCTCGCAATAGAAAAAAAACTGCAGAAGAAGTGGGTGTTTGGAATCAGGGTAAACAACATTCTCCGGAAACCCTCATTAAAATAGCAACTCGAGCAAAATCTCGAACAAAATATACCTGTCCATATTGCAATAAAGAAGTTGCAGGTTCTAACTATTACAGATGGCACGGTAATAACTGCAGAAGTAATAGGCTATAAATACAGTTATCCTAGGAGAACTAAAATTCCACGTTTAAGCCTTTACCGTCCCGAGAAGGGAAATGACTTTAGATTCATTGATCGTGTAGTCAATGAACAATTTCAAGTCGGCGGGACTGATGTTTTTATACACCGATATCTAGGTCCTGTTGCTTCAACTGGCACCAACATCACTCCGACAACACCAGCAAACACAGCTACAAACGCCATTGCTGAATTAGGAATACAAGATGTTCTGTTTATGGAGAACAGAGATCGTAACTATGACCCTGATGTTTATGTTATTCGTGGCATTTATCAGATGCAGGATTTTGACTTTAATTTAAGCCAGTTTGGTATGTTCCTACAGAACGACACTATCATGTTGCATTTCCACTTACGATCTATTGTAGATTGTTTGACTAGAAAAATCATGGCTGGCGATGTTATAGAATTGCCACACTTAAAAGACGAATATGCCATGGATGACAATTATGTTGCACTTCGTCGCTTTTATGTAGTACAGGATGTTAGCCGTCCTACTAACGGATTCAGTCAAACTTGGTATCCACATTTGTTAAAAGCCAAATGTACACCACTAGTAGATAGTCAAGAGTTCAGTCAGATACTTGACAAAGATAGTGGCAACGGAGATGGCAGTACTCTGCGTGATTTATTAAGCACCTACAATCAGACTATTGCAATCAGTGATCAAATTGTAGAACAGGCAAATCTAGATGCACCATTGAGCGGCTACGATACTTATAGTTATTTTATTTTACCTACAAAGACTTCGGGGCTAGTAGATACACTAGATACTTCAAATGTCATAGACGACATTACCATGGACAGTATTGATTGTAGTATAGTATTACAAACACCTACTAACAATTTGTATGTAGCCTATGGTTCGGGCACAGATGCACCGCCAAATAGCATACCATTTAACATGGGCAATAGTTTCCCCAATGATCCTGCAGAAGGATTATTTTACCTGCGAACAGATTATATGCCACATGCACTATATAGATATAACGGTAAAAATTGGAAGTTATATCAGAAAGGTGTACGCATGACTATGAATCAGTTTGGTTCAGAGGATGTCGCCAGTGGACCATTTGCCGGACAACAAATTAGACAGAATCAAATATCTACATTTGTTAACAATAACAATACTGCTACCATTAATGGATCAGTTGTTCAAGAGCGTCAAGCATTGAGCAAGGCGTTGAAACCACGGGCGGATAATTAAAATGCATATCTATAAATTTACGCATTTAGAAACTGGTCGTTGCTACATTGGACCAACAATACAAGATCCAAATCAAAGAAGATTGGAACATATTTGCGATAGCAAGCATACTCCTCGAACCTATCACTTCCATAACGCTCTAAAGAAGTACGGAGAAGATGCATTCAGTTTTGAAGTTATTGCAGAAG